GAGTTAATGTTTGACTGACATTATTAATAGTCCATTGGTTCAAACCTCTGTTTGCCCAGTCTGCAAATAAAATGTTTAAAGATCGACGAGCTGTTCTTGCGTCATAAGCAGTACGCATTTCCAAGCCACATCGTTCGTAGGCTTCTTCAATCCATTCAGCTACATCGGGCTGAAAATCTCGTGACCCTGATGTTGCCACTTTATTATGCGTGGAACGCTGTTAGTGTTAAAAAGGTTGATACAGTGTATTGAATATAAATTCCACTTGTGAACAAAACACCTTCGTCGGGTATTTTTAGATCTCTAGTTGAAGTAGCGCTTCCTACTGAACTAACTTTCATAATACTCGTTCCTGATGGAGAAGTGTTTAAAAAATCTATATTGCCTGCTGTACCAGTACTTGTAAGCCCTACGCCTCTTAGCCTTGATCTTCCCGAAAAGATAACATCTGCTGCTGAAGCATTCACTCCTGCTGAAACATTACCTGCTGGATTGCCTACTGCTGATATGCCAGAAATTGTTAAAAAGTAGCTTGTTCCAGTCGCTGTGCCATCATTAGCACCTGTTATCGACTCTGTTTGTGCATCGCCATTAACATCTGTGCCAGTAACAGTAAAAGACTTAGCAGAATCATCCCCAGCAGAAAGGATCGTTACAATCCTTCCATGACTGAGTGTAACTGCACCACCCGAAGCTAACGCACCACCTATTACAAGGGCTGCGTTATTTCCGACTGCTGCTGCTACTGATATACCATCTGCGTCTAAAGCTACTGTATCGGCAGTTATCGTTACTGCTTTTACATCTGATGAATATCCCATAATAAACTCCTGGTTAGCCTATATTCATATTAATCAATGAATACTCAGTATTTGCTGAAACAGCCATAACATCTCCAATTTCAGTTAGGACATTATCGGTTGCTGGTGCAACTCCGCCTGCTGTACCGCCTGAACGAACTGCTACATTACCTACAACTAAAGTTCCTACAGTCAATAATGATGCTGGGCCTTTAACAGTAAACCAAGCATAGTAACTGGCTGTTGTATCAATAACAGTAGCGCCCATAATTGCACCTGTTTCTGTTGCTGGTGCAACAATTAGTCCTGTGTTTGGATTAGCAATTAACGATAACTGTGAACTGGTTGTTAAAGCAGTTGCTAGATCATCATAACAAGTAATCACGATTGATGGATCGGCTGAATGATCATGTGCTGGATTAGATTTTACTCTAAGCATTTGACCTTCACCGTTTACATCATTAACCCACAGATAACCACCTGCGTATTGATTAAGTGTAATATCAGTACCGCCTGTTTCTACAGAAATTGCAGTTTCACCTGCTGCTACTGCTGCGGTTGCTGTCATATTGGCGTGATCTGAAACAATTGCTGCGTGTTGTACTAACTTACCCGCAGTTACTGCTGTACCACCATTTTGCATATAGCGATAAACATTATTGCCATAAATTAAAGTAGAACCTAGTTGAAACAACTCTGTTGAACTTTCTGCATAAGGATCAACAGTGTTTGATTGACTGCCACCTTTACCAACTATTAAGTCGGCAGGTCCATATCCTGTTGCCTGTGTGTATTTAATGTGTTCGCCCGCATCAGTAAAGATATTACCGTCTGCGTTAATTACCAACCCATCTGTTATCGCACCTGTTGTTGTATTTGTATCAATGGTTTTAAAACCATTCTCGGACCGAACTGGTCCGTTAAAAGTTGAATTTGCCATAATTAAGTCTCCTTAATAGTCCTATCGTCTTTTGGCGTTGTCTGCTAGGTCAGTCGACAGGTAAATATAAAATCCTAGATAAGATTTTATATTACTTCTAAATGAGGAAAAGATAAAGAAAAAAGAAAAAAGGGGCCGAAGCCCCTTTCTCTGTAATACTGAGTAAGAAAGTGTATTACAACTTCCATTTACTGGTTCTTAAGCGCCTTGCGAGCCATATATGCCACGAGGATTACTCCAACCAAAGCTGTAACGTTCTCTAGCCTTGAACCTAACATTTCCGGTATCAAAATCACCTTCCATGTTTGTGCTCATAGGGGATCTAACGAAATGCTTCATGCCGTCTGGACAATCTGTTAATAGAAACCATGCATCAGTATCTGTTAGGAAATGGTTAACAGCATAGCCGTTAGGTATCATTCCCATATTCTTGATTGCATTGATATCATTATCAGACGTTCCGACACGACCTGGCGTTTCGATTAAACGTTCTGCTATGAATTGAAGTTGTGGTGGCACAATTAGCTTCATCCCTTGAAGTGCTAAAGTTAGATTACGATCATCAACAAGAGTTGATATTGTAATTAAACCGTCTTCAAGCGATGTTTCGTTCAAGTCAACTGCGGTACTAGGAGTGTTTGAGAAAGTTCCGCCACCTGCTAGGGTATGCGCACTGTTTACCAGTGATAAACCATCTCCACCTGTGAAACTAGAACTAAAAGCATTATTTAGAACATTAGCAGCTTTGACCTGTTTGGTGTGAGCCATAGAACGCGCAAGCGCCTTCGTATAACGAGCACCGAGTCGGTCATAGAGGTTATCCTCTACAGCTTCTTCTGTTAATGCAAATGCTAATGCAATAGTTTCATGAGTGTAACGAGCAGTAAAGCCTTCGTAGGCTGTATCAAACTCAACTCCATCTCCCTCTCTTTTCACGGGAGCATTTCCGAACCCTGCAATAAGAACTTCTTCTTCAAATGCACGATCTGAGCTTTCGCTCTCGAAAATTTCCTCGTGTTCATTCTCATAACGAGAATACTCCATGCCGAAAAGGGCGTTTAAACCAGGCTCTAATTCTTTAACGAGCTGTGCTCTTGAAATTGCCATTATTTAATTCTCCTTTATGCTAAACCAACTTGAGCTTGTCTATACAAATGGTTTTGTACTAGAACAAGAACGTTAGTGTTTGCAGTACTAACATCAGAGTTTTGAGGGTCTGTAGATATCCCAATTGCTTTCATTGGCAACGTGGCTGTAGTAGCCCCCGTTGTCACGTCAAGCTCAACATTAGATCTACCGCTTCCGGTATCTCCTACTGTTGACTGATCCACAATATCAAAATTACCCCATAGATCAGCTACTGGGAAAGCAGCGTCAGCTTGTACTTCATAAACGACATAAGGGTCGTCAATAATAAAAGCGACTGCATCCGTAGCAGCGTTTCCTGGCCAGTGATTGCTCCAAGTGGGCTTACTGGTAGTAGGGTCAGTGTAGTAGCAACCATTAAACACACCAACAATAATAGCACTTGTAGCACTACCACTATCAGCTCTGGCTATTCTTGTAACAATACCAGCTGTGTTTTGGGTCACAATGTCACCATTGTAGATTTTAGTCGTATTAGTAGCATCTGCTGTTGTAATACGATATCTAGATTGACCTCCGTTGAACGGTGAACCGCTAACATGCTTAACTGGACGCAAACCAAATGCGGCGTCTTTATTTGCCATGATAAACTTCTCCGATCACGAGATTAATATTAAGTAGCTCAAAAAAATAACAATATTTCATTACTTCTTAGAGTTACCGCCAAATGTAACCCTGGACTGCCGACTTTTAGTAATCGGCATTGCAGGATGTTCTTCACGCATGAGGTTGTTGTCAACTGCATTCATTTGATTCATTGTTTTATCTTCAAAATACTGATTTCGTTCTTCAGCAATTGATGCATCGATTTTACAAAGCATAAGCCCACCAATTCCGACTACACCTGCGTGTTTGCCGTGGTCAATGGTTGGAACATCAAACTCTGGAATTTCTTCCGGCTTAACTGGTTCCCATCCTTCGCGCATTCGTTGCATGACATTCTTTCGATCTTCCTGACCTCTTATTTCAGTACGAACCCAACGGTATTTTATACCAGGTGGGGGTTCAGGCGTTTTCAAAAGAGAAGGCGGTTCCCAAGGGCGTCTAGCCTCTTGAGTCTCGCGTGTTTCTGAACTTCGAGAAGCTCTGTCAATTTCAACATTTTCTTCGATTTCAATTTTATCATTCATGAGTTATCTAACCTCGCTTTGTGAACTGCATAATCTTTGAAAGAAACCCCTAGACGTTTAGCTAACTGCTGTTCGCTAGGTGTCAACTCTACCTGATTACGATTTTTCCTGCGTCCATTTGAGTTACCGCGTGATGGCGAAGCGACGGTTTGGACGGGTTTCCCATCAGCTTCCACGTTATTTTCAAAACGATTTGGCAATTCTTGCTTCATCCTTTTGTTAATTTCAGAGTAATAGTCATCTGACTCTGTGTCAAATCCTTCTTGTGCTAACTGTTCATGAACAGCAATAGCTACATTGGTCATTATTTGGTCTTTTCCAAACCAAGTATTATTATTTGCCCAAGATTGAGCACGTTGTGAAGGAGGATTATAAGCTGGCTGAGTTGGAGTTTCTCTTTGTTCCAACATAGCCGCTTGTTGTTGTTGAGCATACATGTCTTGTTGCGCATTGTATTGCTCTAGTTCTTGATTGTATCTTTGAAGTTGTCCTTGATATTGATCATGTGCAACTTTATCAGCCGATGCAGCAGCCAATATAGACTGGGCTTCAGCAATTTGACCTGCATCTCCTTCTTCCATTGCTTTTTGTAAAGCAATCTTAGAGCCTTCTAATTGAGACTCCACCCTAGCACCAAATTCATTGCCATAACTTTGTGACATTTGTGCTTGTTGATTTTTAAGAGCTTTGTTTTCTTCGGCAATTTCTTTTGCGTATTGCAGAGCTTGCAGCTCTCTTCTTTGGAAATCTTTTGCTTGTTTAACGGCTTTGTTAATTCTGTTTTGAGCTAACTTAGCGCGTTGAGTGGCTTCATCTTCGCCTTTTTCAGCATCTTTTTTAACATGTTCGCTAACTTCAAAATCTTCTTGAACCTTTTCTTCTTCTATCGGAGCAAGACCTTCTAAGTCTTTTCCCTCTAGTTCAATAAAAGTAGATTCTTCAGAGACTGTTTCATTAGCTCTTTTGTTTTCTGGCAATGCTGCCTTTTCAATCTTTTCGTCGGTAATTTCTGGTAATGCTTCAGCCATTTTTTTTCCTTTATAAGCTCTGGATATCGTCAGGGTTTAAAATAGTACCAATGACTTCATCATCATTAATAATTCTAACTTCTGCGCCATCATCTAGTCTAAAACGAGCACCTGCATATTTTCCAATCAAAACCCATTCGCCTTTTTTACACCAAGATTCACCGTTAAACTTTCTAGAATCTTTATAAGCCAATGGCCCAATCTTTAAAACATATGCAACAACTGTCGCTAAAGCCTCTCTATCAACCACAGAATCTGGCAATACAATACCGCCTTCTGTCGTGCCTTTTCCTTTGTATGGCAATACCAATAAACGCCAACCTGTTGGTTGCGGCATTCTTTCTAAAAGGGAGCTGTCTAAAAGAGAAGGATCAAGCACCAGTTCTTTTGGTTCAATGTAAGCATCTTGGATCGTTGCTTTACCGTTGCTTTCTTCTATTTTTTGCGCTTTATTTTGAGCCTCGCGTTCGGCTAATATATGTTGTGGGACTGCTAGGTCACTCATCAAAACTGTCTCCAGTTGTTTTTTGCAACACTTCTTTTAAATCTGATTCAAAGGAGCGAAGTGCCGTTAACTCTCCAATCAGAAAACGATAATCTTCCATCGTTTTTATTGAACCGCTAGATAGATGTTGTGAAACTCGTTCTTGTCTATCTCGAAGTTCTTTTAAAATATACTCCGCTAATCTTATTCCGTCCACTACTTTCTATCTATTTCTCAAGAAAGAACTAAAATCTAGATTATAATTAGGCATTAACTCTTGTGTTTGTTGAGCTATAGCGCCTGGAGCAATTTTAGGCCCTGATTGTTGTGGAGTAAAAAACCCTGGTCCTTGATTAAACATTTGTGGCATTGTCGGTGCTCCCCCTGACATTCCTGAATTTCCCATATTAAATGGTGTTGCAGGCGGTCTTGGTGGAGGCGGTGCCATTTGTTGTGCTGGTTGTGGTGCTGGTTGTCTTCTTTCTTGAAGCCCTTGAATCATTTGCATCAATCTTTCCATAAATTGATCTTGAGTCGGTTGTGTCATTTCTTCTTCCATACCTGGCGGCATCATTGGTTGCGGTTCTTGTCCAATAGGTAGTGGTTCTTGTCCAATAGGTTGTGGCATTTGCTCTACAGGTTGTGGCATTTGCTCAATACTAGGCGGTCTCTGTATTTGCTCAATGCTAGGTAGTCTTTGCTCAATGCTAGGCATTCCTGGCAACTGTGGCATCTCTGGAGGCATTCCCATTCTAGGAGCATCTTCGCCAATGTATTGCATAGGTGGTCTTTCTTCTTCAATACTTGGTGGACGTTGAAGAAACTGTTTTCTTGGTGGTGGCGGCATAAATTCTGGAGGCAGTTCCATATCTGCTACGCCGTCGTTTGCAATATACCTCAAATCATTATCATCATTGATAAACATTCTTGGTGGTCTTTGTGGAATAAAAGGTTCTTGCATCATCAAAGGTGATCTTGGCATACCGCCTCGCTGAAATCTCATGACAGGCATGTCGGGATTCATCATGATTGTAGGCATACCGCCTCCGGCGTATCCTAGCATATATTTTTTACGCATGCCTAGCATCAGAATCTTCCTGCAAATTTGGTGCCACGAATCGCTGCACCGCCGCCTCTAGATTTGCCAGCGTCCGCACCCGGTTTAGGGGGTCCACCATTGGCTTCTTGTTTGGGTTGAGACAAAGGAACCGTGCCTTGGTCTTTAATTTTCATTGATTTACTAGCGGCGCCTGGGTTTTTTGGCATTGCGCCTCTGAACTTTCTTGGTCTTTGCATTGGTCTTCCTCTTTTTTTTAACTTTCCCTGCCTTGCTTAACGCAATAGCAATGGATTGTTTCTTCTTGTAGCCTTCTTTCCTAAGTTTCTTTATATTAGCAGAAACTGTTTTGTTTGCACTACCCTTTTTTAGCGGCACTTTTTTTCTTAGTTGTTTTCTTAACTGCTTTTTTTACTGCTTTTTTCTTTGGCGCTGCTTTTTTAACAGCTGTCTTTTTAGGCGCTGCTTTTTTCTCTGGTTCTTCTTTTTTCTCATCCTTAATGGGTTCTCTGGATTTAATAAGTTGTTCTTTCCTTTTGGGATCGCCACGCCAAGCTCTTTCAGCTTGGTGTTCGGCTAATTTCTTTTCTTCTTCAGCCCGTTCTTTTAATTTTTTCTCTTTGTGGGCCGCTTGCATGGCTTCCATTACTGAACTCATGTTCTATTCTCCTTTTGTAAATCGGCTGCTTTAAATCGTTCTGCTTGATCCAAACGATCTTGTGCCGTTTCATTTTTCATAACTGCAATGTCTTCAGAAAGATTAATACGATCTTTTGCAATATCATCCTGTTGATCTACTTTCATTATATCTAAATTTTGTTTTTCTCCAAATTCTTGCTGCTTACGCTGTAAATCACCGGCTTTAATGTCTAACTCTTGACGTCTAAGTTCCACCAATGGATCTTCTTGTGGTGGCGGTGGGGCAAACTGCTCATTAATTTGTTGCATCAAATCGGCAATAACAGTAGCGACTTGAGCTTGCTGCTGTATTTGCATTTGTTGTTGCAGTTGTTGTTGCTGTTCAGGTGGCAGTTGCATCATTTGTTGTTGCATCTGCATCATTTGTGGGTCTTGTGCCATTTGTTGTTGTACTATTTCTTCCGCTTTTAGCGTGATGTGTTCATACACATGCGCTTGAACCATTGCCATTCCTTGTGGGTTTTGTTGCATAATCGCGGTGCCGTAAAGACTCATGTGAGTCGCTATATGGGCATCGTGTTCTTGTCCTTGGAAAGCTTGTGCACCTTTGCCAATCAGCAAAGAAGAGTTTTCATTACCAGGATCCACCGGTTCCGGTTGAGGCGGTGGGGGCAATAACGCTTCAATGTTCTGCACATTGAGTGCTTGATACATACGGCGATACGCCTCGTATAGACCCATCTGACCGTGAACCTCTGGATTCGATTGCACCATTTGCAGCATTTGCTGTGCCATCATGACCCGTTGGCTCATCGAGAATATGTTTGGATCCGAGACTGGAATGATGTCGACTCGATCATCAAAGTCGACTTGCTTAATGTTTTGATCGCCATTGGCGGTCATGTAAGGATAAGAAGGGGGGAGGTATTGGGCAAAAACACTGGCCAACAATCTAAATTCAATCTTCTGTGCGTAATGCAATCGTTTGTGAATTGCTGACATTACTTTGGTGCCACGCTCCAACAACGCCACAGTGGTACCCACTGGCATCTCTTGGTTGGAATCGCCCACCTGAATGTCGGCAATGGAGGCAAATCGTTTGCCCGCATCGACCATTAAGCCCAATAAAGCCAACAGTGTTTGTGACGGTTCTTTAAACGGCAATGCAACAAAGGCTTCGCGTAAACTGCCGCTGGGGGCATCCATGTCGCGAAACTCACCTGGTTGTAAGGGCTGATCGTCGTCCCGGATACGAATAC